CATGCCTGCAGATTTCGATAGATGTGTGCGAAAAGTTAAAGCACAATTAATGAAAGATAAAGGTCTCAGTTCTAAAGAAGCCGAATCAAGTGCTTATGCAATTTGCACAGCAGCATTCAAAAAAGCTGGGAAACCAACACGTGAAGAAATGAAAAACGTAGAGATTACAGAATCAAAAGAGAAAAAATTAGATGAATATGGAAATATTATAGTTGCTGAAAACGTTAAACTATTCATAGATTCTGAAATTTCTGTTGTTGAAGAATAAGATGACATCAAAAGAGGCGTCAAGAATTAGGATATCTGGAATCGCAGTAAGAGAAGGAATATCAAGAAATAAGAGAAAATATTTAGCGCGCGAATTGAAAAAGTTCGCTCCAACGCTTATTGGTCGACCTATTCTTAAAGACCATAATGGTTCTGTCGATAGCGTAATAGGAAAAGTTACAGACGCATATTTTGTTGATGGAAAAAATTTCGTACAATATGAAGGATGGGTTAAAGAAGACGGTAGTGGTATAATTGAAAAAATTCGCGATGGCAGAATAGGAGAAGTAAGTATTGGAGCAGTAGCAAAAAGAATTTTGAAAGAATCTGAAGATAGTGATATTTTAATTCCATGTGACATGGAAGCAATGGAATTAAGTGTTACGCCTGTTCCTGGAAATAAAGGAACATCAATCTATCCAATTGGTGAAAACGTTGACGAAACTAAAATAGATTTATCTGATGAAGGAATTAAGAAAATGATAGAAGAATTTTACGATACTGAAGCAAAAGTCACTGCAATGGAACAAAAAAGGAAGCAATTAGGAATGAGCGTTAGTCAATTCTATGCGGCACCACGTGACCCACCTAGTGCAAGTGCTTTACCGATTTTTGACCCTGCTCATGTTAGAAATGCGATGGCAAGGTTCAATCAAACACACTTTAAATCTCCTGCAGAAAAAGCAAGGGCACGAAGAGCAATTCTTCGTGCTGCAAAGAAATTCGGCATTAAAGTTGACCAGTTTTTGAAAAATACAAAAGAATCATATTCATCTAATTCATACTTACTCTCACATCGTGAGAATAGTTCACAAATAAATGAAAGGAGGACGATTATGGAAAGCGAAGAGCTTAACATGCAAGAAACTGATAGCAAGGTTAGCGAAGAATTGTCAATGTTAAAAGAGCAACTTGAGGCTCTAAAGAAAGAGAAAGCTGAACTTGAAGAAGCTCGAAGGCAAGATGCTATAAAGCTTTACAAAGAAAAATGTGAAGCTAAAGGCATCAAACCTTTGGACGTTTCTGAAAGTTCAATAGAGACAATCAAAGCTCTTACTGAGCAAGTTGAAGAGGTTCCAGAGCCTGAAAAGGAAGCGGAACCAAAAGAAGAAGAGCCAAAAAGCGAAGACGAAGACAACGAACCAGAGGAATCTATTAAGCCACAAGCACAATTGAAATCAAAAGACGCTAACACATCAAATCTAGACACCTCAATTTTTGAGGGCTATGTTCTAGATAGTAGTGATGTTGTTGGTGGAACTGGTTTCGCTTTCTATAAGAGCTATTAAAATGGCTGTAAATCCATTAGGTGTTCAACAAATTACAGACTATGGCAATCCTGCTAACCTTACTGGTGTTGCTAGAGAGACAATATCTGGTGGACAGATTGTTGGTGTCTCTGGAGCAACTGGAAAAGTTTCTTCGGGGTTAAGTTCTTTCTCATCTAGCGACATAGAATTCTGTGTCTGCGATGACTCAGAAAATGCGGTTGGTATCGCACTCAATACTGTTACCTCTGGTAACGTATTGGCAGTTGCAACCAACGGAGTTTTCATACTCCCTTGCGCAGGTTCTGTATTCGCAGGTAGAATCGTAAAAGCTGTCGCTTCCACTGATGCCGTTGCGAATTTGGGTTCGCAGGCTGTTCCAGCAAATGCTGAAGATGCTTCTATCGCGGGAAACATCTTCGGTCGTGCGTTGACAGCTGGAGCAAGTGGAGGTTTCGCTGTTGTCCAAATCGGTTTGTAAAATGGCGGAACTAAAATATGTTAAAGAGCTTTTAAGTACAGATATAGCAACAGAAGGGTCCTTGCTTGTCGTTAAGAAAATATACGACAAGCTTGTCGAAGAAGTTGAGAAGGATTTAATTCCGAGGAGCGAAGCTGCCTTAGTTATTGGACCATCTAGTATTCCGGGTTCAAGCATCGACATCAATGTGGAGGATGTTAATACTCTAAAAGTTAGAGAGATAGCTGAGGGTGCAGACATCACAACTGACAACCAAAGCTATTCTACAATTAACATCCGTCCAAAGAAGTATGGTGTCGGTATTCGAATTACTAGAGAGATGCTTGAAGATGCTAAGTGGAACCTTCTAGAAAGAAACATTAAGATAGCAGCAAAAAGGTTTGCTGAAAATGAAACAAAACTCATTATTCAGCAACTTGATACTGCTGCAAGTGTAAATTCTGGAGGGGCTACATTGACAATTGGAGATATTACTCAAGGAATGCTTGACCTTGAAGACCATGATTATACACCAACAACTATGTTGGTTGGTAAAGAGGTCTTGCACGACTTGAGAAACATCGACACCTTTGTCGAAGCTGACAAACTCGGAACTAGAGAAATGCTGTCAAGAGGCTTCGTTGGAAGAATATTCGGTATGAACGTTTTGACGTTCTCAACAAATGCTGCACCATCTACTACATACAGCAAATACATGTATATTTTCGATAAAAACGAAGCCTACTACATCGTTGAGAAGAGGCCAATCTCTATTGAGAGATTCGACCTACCAAACAACGATATGTCGGCAGCAGTTATTACTCAGAGAATAGCAGTTAAGGCTATCAGGACGAATGCTATATCTAAGACCACAACTTCATAAATATAGTTGTGGTTTATTATTATTTTTTTATTTTTTAATTTTTCGCACTTACATAGTTAGAATTAAATTTAGGAGATAAACAAGATGGTAAATTTAAGAGATGGCCTTGGAGGCGAAGAAGTTATCACTAGCAGTGGTGCAAATCTATATACACAAAATCCATACATTACTGGAAGTTTGACTACTGTTGGAAATATTAAATCTTTCGGAAACATTATATCTGACAGTAGAATACTTTCATCTGTTGGTACTGGGTCTCCAACAACATGGGGATTAGTAATTCAAGCAGGTAGTGCTGCTACTGGAGCAGGAAGTAGTGCATGGGTTAAATTTGGAACAGCATTTAGTCTTACACCATGTGCAGTACTTGTTGACGAAATAGAAACTGCTGGTGAATGGGCATTCGCTCCAGTTGGAAGTTGGAACGCTGGAAGTTTCTATGTTGAAACACAAAGCGCTTCAAAGAAAATTTCATGGATAGCTGTTGGAACTATCTAAATATAAAGATAGAACGATAAAATGGCACAAATACACGGTTCGGGACTAAGTAATTTTAGTAACACTGCTATGGTTGATGATTCCATTGCTCGTGGACAAGGACGATTATTTGTTAATTCATTAGATAACACTGAAGCGCAAATACATAAGGGTCATCATTTTTTCATTGACGGATTTGATGTTTTAGCTTCAAGCGGCGATACAATTTATTTTGGTGTTACAGCACCGGCTGGTTCTCCAGAAATTCACATGAGATTTATAATTGATGGAACGACCCGATTAGATGTAAATACATACGAAGGCGCACAAATTAGTGGTGGAGTACCAACAACACCAATTAACAACAATAGAAATAGTTCAATTTCTTCTGCGCTTACAGTTGTTAAAAATCCAGCAGTGGTAGGAACGAGCGGAACAATTATTCAATCAGCAAGTGTTGGTGCAACAAAGAAAGATAAATTTTCAGCAAGCATTGGACGTGAAGGTGAAGTAATTTTGCGTTCAGGAACAACATATCTATATGAGATGAAGGCTGGAGCAGATAATAACGTTGTGAATTATCTAGGTATGTGGTACGAAGTATAAATATAAAATGGCAATATGGAGCGTTGGAAGTGTACAAGATTATATTGGAAATTTGATAGGATGGAATGTTATTCCATCAAACATTAGTGGAACAACTTTTAATAATTTAATAGAACAAGTAATTAATCATGCAAATAATTTCACAAATGATGCTATTTCTACGGATAATATACAACCAAAATATCAACCAGCAATAATCGATTTGTCGATTTCTAAACTTCTTGGTGCAATAGAAGCACAAGAAGGTGGTATTGATAGTGTCAAACTCGGAGAGCTTTCAATAAGTCAAAGTAAAGGAGGAAATGCAGAGCTCGCTAAAGAATATTGGGAAAAAGGAATGAAAGAATTAAAAGAGCTTGGCCGACACGTGAGATTTACAAGGGTCATAGCAGGGGTCTAAAATGACCGACATAAATACCATTTTTAGAAATGGATTAAATTTTTTACAGTCTCAAGGAATTAATACAACAATGACACAAATAAATTATACAATTTCTGATTCTGATTATGATGATGTTACTACTCAAACAATTGTCGGCAGTGGAACAATAAGCGGTTTAGTATTTCCGGTTAGAGGAACACAAGGAAGCTATGAAGCAATGTTATTAGAACAAGGAAAAATAAGAACAAATGATAAACATCTATATTTGCTTGGCAGCATAAATCTTAGTGGCAATTTAATATTCGATATTAATGGTGAAAAATATACACTCATTCCAGATGGCATTAGAGTATGGGAAAACGCTGGAAGTCATATTTATTCTGAAGCATTTGTAAGATTTGTCGTTGGAGGTTCATTGTTCTAAAATGGCAACTATATCTATTGCTGAATTTATAAGACAGAATATGACAATAAAAGAATGGACAAATTTATATATCTCTGAAAAGATAACATATGATAATCACTTAATAGAAATTTTGAACATGTTAAAGAATGAAAAATTTAAACATTTAAAAGCGAAAACTAAAATCGATTTAAAGCTTGGTTTATTAAGTGAAAATCAAATACGAGAATTAAGAAAGATTTTGATGAGTGCTTTTATAAACAATGCATCTATTGGAGAAGTAGAAAGAGCAATTAAGCAAAAATTAAAACTAAAAGATAGATTCGTTATTAAAGATGATGGTGAAAAGGTTCTTGCTTTAAGTGCAAAAGATAGACCAAGGGCAATTGCAAGAACTGAAATCTCAAGAGTTGCGAATGAATCTGCTTTAAATAATTTTAAGAAGAACGATATCGAAAAAGTTGAATATTTAGCAGTTTTAGACGATAGAACTGATGAGGAATGTGCGTCTTTAAATGGCAAAATTTTTACAGTTGAAGAAGCTAGAGGATTTTTGCCACGTCATGTTAATTGTCGTTGCACATTTATACCAGTCATTGAAAAATGAAGATTAAAATAGAAGTTGATTCTAAAGAAGCTATGCGAGTTCTAAAGAAAGCTAAAAAAGGAACAAAAGTTGGTGCATCGCGCGGAATCAAGACTGCTGGATTTTTATTGATGAGAGAGATTAAAGAGTCAATAGCAGGCAGAAAAGCAGAACCACGTTCAGTTGATACAGGTCGATTTCTTAGTTCTGTTCAAGTTGGATTTGCACCAGATAATGCTGTCGTTTATAGTGATGTAAATTATGGAAAATTTTTAGAATACGGCACTTCTAAAATGCACGAAAGAAGACATTTTAGGAATAGTGCCGCGCGAAAAAAGAAAGAAATACAAAAAATTATTGGAGAGAAAATTAAAAAATCTATATAGTAACGAATTAAACATTTTTAAATCATTTTACATTATATATTTTTAATATGCTTCAAGCGAGAAGCATATATACACCAAGCGAGGTCAAATGAAACGCTCAAGCGAGAGCAGATATAATATTCTAAGAAACGCGAAGAAAAAATTTGTAATAGTTGTAAATCAAAACTTCCAGAGAATCTAGACTCTGGAATATGTCCAGTCTGCGGTAGAAGGAATTAAAATGGCAATTTCAAACAAAGTCTGTCAATTGTGTGGTAAAATATATACACCAAGAAGTAAAAATCAAAAATATTGTAGTAGTGATTGTTATCATAAAAGTACTATTGGACATATTCCGTGGAATAAGGGATTAACAAAAGAAACTTCAAAATTACTTGAAGAAATTGGACGGAAAATAAGTATGAAAACACGAGGAAAATTACGAAAAATTAGACCTATTAAATACTGTCTTAATTGCAAAACACAAATAGATGGAATGCCATGTCAAATAAAATCTAAGAAATTTTGTAGTAAAGAATGTGCGCATCAATACATGAAAGGTCAGAATAGTCCAATGTTTGGAAAGAAACATCGAGAAGAGAGTAAGAAGAAGATGAGTGTCAAGAAGAAAGGAAAATCGTGGGAAGAATTGTACGGAATAGAAAAAGCAAGAAAATTAAAAGCTCTTTTTTCAGAAAGAATGAAAGGTCCCAACAATCCCATGTATAAAAAATCGCATTCTCTATGTGTACGTAAATTCTTATCTTTGAACACTATAAAACAGTACCAAGAAGGTCGCGTTGCTAAGAGTATTAACACATCGATTGAAAAAATTATGATGGAAGCATTACAAAAAATGAATGTTCAATTTGTACATCAGTATAATTTTAATAATAAATTTGTGTGTGACTTTGCAATTCCATCAAAGAAAATAATAATAGAATGTGATGGAGATTATTGGCATAATTTAGATAGAGTGAAAAAACGAGATAAAGCAAAAAATGTTTACATAAAGAAATGCGGTTGGCAAATATTAAGATTTTGGGAACATGATATTAAAAATAATATAAATAAATGCATTGAAAAAATAAATGACCATCTCAAGTAGTACATTCATCCAAGATACAGTATTATTCGTTAGGGATTATCTTAGAAATAACATCGTAGATAGACTTTCGAATCGGCCTACTAACGAAAAGATGATTATGACATCATATCCAAAACGCCCAGTTAGATATCCTATAATTACAATCAAAGCAACAGGAAGCAATACCGAGAAACTCGGAATGGCTTCAGAAATGCATTTAGTGTACATTACATTAGAAATTAGAGTTTGGGCAAGAAATGCTAAAGAAGCAGATGAATTAGCTAGTGAAGTTGTTGATGTA